ATGACTAATTGGAATTACTCTACTGAGGCCACTAATGTATTAGGTTTATTTCATCAAGTAAATTATATGGTTTATGTTGAAGGGAAAGATGATATATGTTTTTGGGAGATTTTATTATCAAAATTTAGTAGTTTAAAATTTGAAATTCAAGAAGTTAATGGTTGTGAAGAATTAACCTCTTTTATTGAAGGGATTGCTTCAGGGGAATTGAATATCATTGTTGCTACTGATTCTGATTTTTCTATATTTAATAATAAAAAAACCTCACATTGTAATATATTAAGAACATTTGGTTATTCAATAGAAAACTCATATTTAAATTTAAGTGTAATAGAAAAAACAATTAAATCTTTAGGCAGATTATCCAAGGAAGATATATCTAAAATAGAAATATCGTCTTGGTTATCAAATCAAATTGATTTATTGGAAGAGTTAATAAAAATAGATATTTACAATCATATTTTCAAATGTAGTGCATCGGTTATTTCTGATACAGTACATCCTTTTTTATTAAAAAAAGGGGAAGTTGAGTTATGTGAAGATAAAATAAATGAACATGTGGAAAATTTAAAGACGGTTATTCATGAATATGATTCATTAACTATAGATAAGATTATAGAAGAAAAAAGCACATTATATTTACACTGGATTAAAGGGCATTTTTTATTTTCAATGGTAGCTAATTATATTAGAGGGACTTTAACCAAAATAGGTAAAAAGACAAATGTTTCTGATGATGCATTATATGCTCAATTTATTCAATCGTATGAAAATTGTTTAGATGCAGATAATGAAGAGAATAATTATTACAAAAATATCGTTAGTCATATTACATGAGATAGTAATTATACGAAAAGTGCAAGATCAAAAAAGGCTCAAAGTTGCTCGAAGGCGCCAGATATCACGGGCTTTTGTGGCACTCATGCAGGTGCATAAAAACAGGTCGATTTAGTGCGCGGGCGTGGCGGGGTCACGATTGCGTTTTGAGGGGGTTGAAAACATTATTCCTCGCAAATTTCCGGCGCGTAGAGCGATTAAAACAAGAAAAAGATATCTAAATATCAAATAAATTACGTGCGCTTAAAATGGATTGTAGGCGCATTGAATACGGGTTTGAGAGGGTGAAAATTAGGCGGATTCGCCTTATCAAGGGGTAAGCAGTATAATAGAATTGGGTTACTATTATTATTAGTCAGACCGATACTTATACCTTACAGGTAAAAAAATACCGCCAGTGTCGGCGGTATTGTTCTTTGTGCGGTAAGGTTACTCATCATCTAGTGTGTATTTGTCAAACTTAATCACTTCTTCACCTAGCCAATCATTAATTTGTAATATCTTGCTTTGCAGTGGTGCCAACTCATTACGAAAGAAAACCTTTGCCGCTTTTTCTACGTCACCAAAGCCACCGGTATTCTGTGGAATGATCCCCATCATTTGAGGCGGTACACGGTGTGCGGCTAACATATCGTCACGACTGACATTCTTGATATTCATGAACTCATCTTTTGCCGCAATCTCACTTAGTGGAATAACTTGTACTCCGTCTTTCTTGCCGTTCGGAGCATTGATAAGTAAATTACGAAAATTGCCGGGGCCTTTGGAATTTTTCATTGCATCACGAATTTTATCAATATCACTTGGCGTTTGTGAGGCATCACTAATGTATAAAATAAATCCCGCATGGCTTCCATTACGATAATACTTAACGCGGAACAGGGTAGCCGCTTCATTCAGTAGCACTGACATAGTAGACGCTAGATATTCCGGTAACCCGTATAACTCTTGATTTAAATCGGGTTCATATAACTGAAACACGCTACCGGGTTTAAACTCATAAGGTTGTGAGTCATAGCCATAGCGTACAAACCAGTAGCTATCATCGGCAACACCACGGCGGGTATATTTTGCTAACGTTGGTGTGAGTTTTAATAAATTACCCACCATATTATTACGCCGTTCAAGATAGGCATTGCCAAACGTTAAGAAGTCGAGAGCAAACCGGCTAAAGTCTAACTTAGATAGAAAGCGGGTAGGTTGGAAGGTACTCACTAAGATATTACGTTTCACATAAATCGCACTGCTATGATGGGGTGTAGCACGAAATAGCTTTGATAATGCGTCAAAACTAATCGGTGGCTCGTACCAATTATCAACTTGCGCACATTCCAGATAATCAAAGATTTCTCGTTTATCTAACACCGGAACAGGACTATCGAAGGTAAAGGCTTCCATACCGTTATTGGCGGTTGCTGTTTGTTGTGCTTTAAAACTTTTTTTATTTTTACGGCTCATCAATAAATCTCCACAATGTTATTACTGTTCTCGGTGGTGCCAGTTAATGGTTCGTTGAATAGGGCGTGCATCGTTGCCCACGCTAGGTCAGCATGTCCGCTTTCTTCACTGCGTGAGGCTTCATAAGTAGGGCGGTTACCGCTTCCGGTGGAAGTAAAAGATTGAATGATATCAACGCACTGTGCATCGAACTCTAAACGCCCGTGACTAATCACATCATAGGCTTTAATCACTAAGGCATTTTTGACATTCGGGTTATAAATAAACTCACGCGCAGCAGGGAAAAACTGAATGACATTCTGATAAACACCATGGCCTAAGCCCGTGGTATCAATGCCCATATATTCCACATAGAAACGTTCAGTAATTTTTTTAATGGAGTCAGCTTGTTCGCGAAAATCCATACCACGCCATTGATGGCGCTCTAATATGCGGAATTTCCCTCCGGGTACTTTCGGCGGAGCGATAACCACACAACCGGCACTATCACCATTTTCACCGCCTTTGCTGGGGTCGTAACCTACCCAAACCGGATCATAACCATAAGGGCGCAGGGCTAACGGTTGAATGTCGTCCCACACTTCCCAACTGTCCACCATGCAATTTTGCATCATGTTAAAGTTGAATAGGGATTCGATATCATCCATAAAGTGGCACATTAACAGGTTGTTATATTCGTCTGGGCTATACTCTTTTTTGAGTTGCTCTAAATCGAATAAATCACAACCGCCCCGTAAGGCATCTTCAATATTGACGATTTGTCGCCACTGCCCATCCTCACATAAACGCCCATTCACTAACGCTTCATGTGAGATATCAATATCAACGCGATCTTCTTTTTTGCGTCCGCGGTTATACAGCTTGCCCGACCAAAAAGGGTACGCTTCATGGCTCATGGTTGACGGTGTTGAAAAGTAAGTTTGTCGCCAATGTTTTTGTATGGCCATACCGGAAGTGACTTTGCGTAACTCTTGAAACTTGGGTATCCAAAAGGTTTCATCCAGATACAAATTACCGTGATAACTTTGTGCCGTGCGGGCATTAGTGCCGAGGAAATAGAGCGTTGCACCGTTACTTAACATCAATGGATCGCCTTTTAATTCAACATCAACCTCTAATGCCATTTTGATAATGTATTCACGGAACATATAGGCTTGCGCTTTACTGGCGGAGAGGAAAACTTGATTACGCCCGGTGGTCAGGGCATCAATAAAGGCTTCTCGCGCAAAGTAGAATGTTGCGCCGATTTGACGGGATTTTAAAATATTGCGAATGCGGTGATGACCGGCGCGATACCACACCTTTTGATATTCAAATAACGTATTGCGAAACTCATCTTCTAATTTTTCGATTTGTTCTTCTGAAAAGAAGTTTTTCTCTGGTTGACGGCGTTCGCCTTTATTGCGGTTGGCAATCTTAGGGTTAAGGTCAGTTTCATTACCACCGTTTTGATATTTTCTGATCCGCGCCATGCGTTCAAGTTGACGCCCTAATAAGTCGATTTCTTTAAAATCTTTGCCTTCTTTGCTCTCTTTTAAAATCAGATTGCAATAACGCGCTTCAACGGTTAACTCTGCGCGCTCGGTTGGGTTAATTTCATCCCAATTATCACGGCGTTTCCAACTGTGAATAGTGGACGCCTTTTCGCCTAGCGATTCCGCTATGCGGGCAATGCGGTAACCTGAAAAATACAGGTGCATTGCTTTTTTTCGGTTATCAAATGTTTCGGTAATAGCCATTGCACAATCACTATTTCTTGCTTAAGTTACGGCTAGTCTATTGACCGCTGATCACCGATTCGCTTCATTCCCCTTGTGCCATTTCTCAAACAAGCCTTATCCATTGTTTAACGCCCCTTTTAACCGACAACATACAGACCAACGAATAAACGGCAATGATGGCAACACTTGGGGTATTTGTGTTTGAGTTACGCACAGTACCTTATCAATCTCTACAAAAACAACAAACGTGGCGACATGGTTTTACTCAACGTGTCGCACGCCGACCGGCACAACAATTTATTGGCCCTGATACTGATGTGATCACTTTATCGGGAGCGCTTTATCCCTCATTAACCGGCGGTAAAGTGTCGTTGTTGGCATTGGAATTAATGGCGGATAGTGGTAAAGCGTGGTCGTTTATTGATGGTACGGGCACCATTCACGGCATGTTTGTGATCACCGATTTACAACGCACCCACACCGAATTTTTCCAAGACGGCGCCGCCAGAAAAATTGATTTTTCGCTGACATTAAAACGGGTGGATGACTCTATCAGCCAGATGTTGGGGGATTTAAGCGACCAATTAGGCATGATGGCCAATGGTGCCGGTGAAGCGATGAAAGGGGTTTTATCATAATGTTGCCAGAAATGATCACCGGTAAAAGTAGCACACCGGCTTTCGTGTTAATTGCCGGTGACGAAGATATCAGCGCCAAAATTCAAGGGCGATTAATTTCGCTTTCATTAACGGATAATCGGGGCTTTGAAGCTGACCGGCTTGATATTGAGTTAGATGATTCTGACGGCGCATTAATGATGCCAAAGCGGGGTGAGGTGTTAACCTTACATCTTGGTTGGCAGGGTGAAAATCTTATTCATAAAGGCTCGTTTACGGTCGATGAGATAGAGCATTCAGGTGTACCGGATAAAATGACATTGCGCGCTCGTAGTGTGGATTTTAGGGCAACACTCAATGTTCGCCGTGAAATGTCGTATCATCAAAAAACATTAGGCGATATCGTGAGAACCATTGCAGGGCGTAATAATGTCACGGCGGTGGTTGATCCTGGTCTTGATACAGTGAAGATTGAACACATCGACCAGACCAATGAGTCAGACGGCAGTTTTTTAACGCGCTTAGGGCAATTAAATGGTGCCACCGCCTGTGTTAAAAACGGGAGTTTGCTGTTTATGGTGCAAGGGGGCAATACCACCGTCAGTGGTCAAGCATTACCTCTAGTACAAATCACCCGCAGTGTGGGGGATGGACACCGTTTTTCATTAGTCGATAGAGGTGCTTATACTGGCGTGACTGCCAATTATTTAAATACCCGTAAGCCACAAGAAAAAACACAGTCACAAATTCGCCGTAGAAAACCGACTACCGATAAACCGAAAAAAGAAGAAGAGAAACAAGGGGAGTACCTTGTTGGTGAAGAAGGTAATGTGATGGTGTTGTCTCACACTTACGCAAGTAAAACCAATGCCGAACGTGCCGCGAAAGCCGCGTGGGAAAAAATACAGCGGGGCGTTGCCTCTTTTAGTATTACCCTTGCGAAAGGGCGAGCGGATCTCTTTCCTGAATTACCGGTACAAGTCAGCGGATTTAAACCTGAAATTGATGAAGCCTATTGGACGTTGGTCACGGTGAGTCATTCCCTGAACAATAGCGGATTTACCACCTCGTTAGAATTAGAAGTTAAAAGCAGTGATATAGATATGGATAAGGAATAGTGCCTGTGTATAATTACAGGTAATTTCCACATCATAAAGAGGTAACCCGTTTATGATGATTTGTCCTGTTTGTGGTCATGCCGCGCATACTCGTAGTAGTCAGCAAATATCTTCCGATACCAAAGAACGTTATAACCAGTGCCAGAATATCAATTGTGGCGCAACGTTCGTCAGCCATGAAACCGTAACGCGGTTTATTTCAAAGCCTCAATTGATTGAGCGAGTAGAGCCACATATTGATAAGTATTGTCAGCAGGTGTTAGCGATTTGATGAAAATGCCCGGAATGTTCCGGGCGTTGTTTATATCTGAAATGTTCTATTTTTTCTTTGTCTCACTTTCATCAGTACAAACTCGTTTTGATTTACTTGTGCTTCCATCATTACAAATAAATTTACCATTCTCACAGTGAGATACACCGCCTTTTTTACCAGAACAAGGGTAGTTTTGAGCTGATACAGTATTTATTGAAAACAAGCTGAGAAGTGTAATTATTAGGGTGGAAATAATAACTTTGTTCAT